CAAGGCGCTCAAGTAGCTGGATAAAATGGCACTTTCAGGCAGTACAGATTTTGAACCAAACGTAGCTGAGTTCGTAGAGGAAGCATTTGAAAGATGCGGCTTAGAACTTAGAACTGGTTATGATTTAAAAACTGCAAGACGGTCTATTAATCTTATGTTGGCAGAGTGGGCTAACCGAGGTCTTAATCAATGGACAATAGAGCAAGATACCCAAACTGTTACTCAAGGAACAGCTGAGTACACTTTAAATTCTAATGTTATTGATATTTTAGATGTTGTTTTAAGGCGTACAACAAACGGCGTTCAAACAGATATTTCTATTGAAAGATTAAGCAGAAGCTCTTATTTAAATATTCCTAATAAAACAACTCAAAGCATGCCCTCTCAATGGTTTTTAGATAAATTAAATTCCCCTGTTTTAAAAGTTTGGCCTACGCCAGAAAATTCAACAGATATTTTAGTTTTTAATAAAATGATTAGAATGGATGATGCTGATGCTGCAACAAATACTATGGATATGCCATTTAGATTTTATCCTTGTTTTGCAGCAGGGCTTGCATATTATATTGCAATAAAAAGAGCTCCAGAAAAAGCTCAATTATTAAAACAAATATACGAAGAAGAATTTGATAGGGCTATGTCTACTGATGAAGATAAAGCATCATTTAGAATTAGACCCTTTAATAGTTTGAGGTAATATGTCTTACGCTTCAGGTAAATTTGCAGTAGGTTTATGCGATAGATGTGCGTTTGAATATCCTTTGCTAGATTTAAAAAAAGAATGGACTGGTTTTAAAGTTTGTTCTGAATGCTACGAACCAAAACATCCTCAACTAGAACCTCATACAGCTAAAGCTGATCCTGAAGCAATTTATCAACCTAGACCTGATACCGATAAAGAAGTAGGTGAAGGCTACGTTGTAGTGGTTTATACAGATATTTACACACCTCATTATATGAACTCAGACATTATAGGAACAAACTTTACAGTAGATGAAATGACAGGTGGGGTTGGAGAGGTTACAATTACAACATCATGAGCACTCCTTTAACATTAACAGAGCTAAAAACCCTTATACAAAATTTTGTTGAAAACGAAGAAACAACTTTTGTAAATACTTTAGATGACATCATTCAAAATGCAGAAGAAAGAATTTTTGAAATGGTTCAGTTTGATTATTTTAGAAGAAATGTACAAGGATCTATGACTGCTGGCTCTAGATTTTTAACAGCCCCAGACGATTTTGAATTATCTTTTTCTTTGTCTGTAATAGATAGTAATGGAGACTATCATTACCTTGACAAAAAGCATCCTAGCTTTATGCAGGAATATGCACCAGATCCAACAGATTCATCAGCAAGAGGATTACCATTATATTATGGTGACTTTGATAAAAATTTAAATACAGGATTACAAGAGTCAACTTTAATTATTGCTCCAGTTCCAGATGAAAACTATACAACCGAACTTCATTATTTATATAAACCAAACTCTTTAGTTACAGATACAACTGGGACTTGGATGTCAGAACATGCAAGAAATGGTTTATTATATGGAAGTTTAGTTGAAGCTTATATTTTTATGAAAGGCGATCCAGACATGATGAAACTCTATGAAGATAGATTTCAACAAGAAATGGCAAGATTAAAAAACAAAGCAGAAGCAAGAGGAAGAAGAGACGAATACAGATACGATTCGTTAAGAACGCAAATAACTTAGTTTTTTAAAAAAAGGAGAAGATATGAAACCAATCAAGAAACTTGAAGGTAAGACCGTAGCTATTGTCGGAATGGGCAAAAGTTGGTTTGATTACAATTTAGCAAAATCACATGGATCACACTTTGATGAGGTTTGGGCTATTAATGCAGTAGCATCTGTTATATTTCATGATAGAGTCTTTATGATGGACCCACCATCTAGGTTTTTAGATACCGATGATGCTGGGGGACAAACTGATAGCATGTCTAAACTTCTTACTGAACACCAAGGGCCAGTTTATACATGTCAATTAGATGATCGTTGTCCTGGTTTAGTAGAGTATCCAATAGATGAAGTGCTGGCTGGATGCGGATCTCATTATATAAACAATACCGTTGCTTATGCAGTAGCCTTTGCCTTGTGGAATAAAGTTGCAAAAATAAAAATGTTTGGAATTGATTTTAGTTATAAAGGCAATTTGCATTTTGCTGAAGCAGGCAGAGCTTGTGTAGAATTTTGGTTAAGCAAAGCAATGTTCAACGGTATTGAGATTGAGGTTGCTCATACGAGTGGATTGCTTGATACAGCAGTTCCTGCGGAAGAAAAACTTTATGGCTATCATCGTTTAGATGATCCTTTAGTTGTTATTACAGATGAGAAAGGAGTTTTAATTGCTAAAAAAAGAAGTCAGCTACAACAATTTAAACAAGAACAAGCTCCTGTTTTAATAGACAGGAACGACAGTCACCTTAAAAAAAATAAAGTAGGAGAACCTAACAAATGGTAATGAGTTATAAAGCTGGACCCGAACTAGGGATTATTGAAGTACATACAACAGAAGAGGGAGGCCATCCAATTGAGTTTTGGTCTAACCTTTGTATAGAAAGAATTGTGCAGGTAAGCGAAGAAGCGCCAGAAGAAGTTCAAAATCAAGTAAAAGAGTACAAAGACAATATTAAAAAAGTTATTGAACAATATATGCAAAATGCTATAAAATCTGATAGGATTACAATTAATAATCAATTAGATAAAGCAGGTTTAAAAGAAGCCTCTGATTTAATTAGGAAACTATAATTATGGCAATTACATCAACACTTACAACAAGTTTTAAAGTGGAGCTTTTAAAAGGCAATCATGACTTCGATAACGGAGCTGATGCTTTTAAACTGGCTTTGTATACTTCATCAGCAACTTTAGGTGCTACCACTACTTCGTTTACCACTACAGGCCAAGCATCTGGTACTAACTATTCTTCAGGTGGAGCTGCTTTAACCAATGTAACTCCAACAAGTTCTGGAACAACAGCTTTTACAGACTTTGCTGATTTAACTTTTGGTACAGCTACCATTACTGCTAGAGGCTGTATGATTTACAACAGCTCTGACAGTAACAAATCAGTAGCAACAATTGACTTTGGCGGCGATAAAACATCTACCGCTGGAGACTTCACTATTGTATTCCCAGCAGCAGCATCTTCTACAGCGATTATAAGAATCGCCTAGCCTTAAATGGCTTTTCTTAACGGTTGGGGTAGAGGCACTTGGGGTCAACTCGGGTGGGGCGAAGGCTCTGTACCTGTCACTCTTACTGGATTAGCCGCTACATCAGCTTTAGGTGCGCCTGGAGTTAATGGTAAAGCAGTCGCATCAGTAGCTAGTTTAAATGCAACACTAGGCGCAGTTTCAGTAACAATCAACGCAGATGCTAATGCTACTCCAGCAGGACTAGCAAGCACCTCAGCGCTAGGAACGCTAACAAGCGTAACTGGTAAAGCAAATATTATTCCAGCCAGCCAGGTTGGAACTTCTGCTCTAGGTACCGTAACCCCTGAAGCTCAAGCTATTGTATCTATACCTAATTCGCTAGTTGCGACTCTAGGCAACGTTTCCGTATTGGTTGATGCAGAAGCGACCATTATTATTAGTACAGGTGTAGCAGGAACAAGTGCTTTAGGAACAGCAACAACAATTACAACAAATGTTTTTTCTGTAGCAGGGGTTCAAGGTATAACTTCATTAGGTACAGCAACGGTAGATGCAGAAGCAAGAGTAACAATAACAGGTGTATCAGCTACAGGTGAACTAAGCAATTTAAATGTTTGGGGATTAATTGACGAGTCTCAAACGCCAAATTGGACAGATGTGGCCGCATAATTTAATATACAATAACCAACTAAAGATGGCATAATAAATGCTCAGAGGTAAAAGATGGCAGCTTATACAAACGATTTAAGACTAAAAGAAATTGCAACAGGTGACGAAAGCGGAACTTGGGGTGATTCTACTAACACTAATTTAGAATTAATTGGTGATGCTTTTGGTTATGGAACAGAAGCTATAACAACTAACGCAGACACTCATACAACAACAATAGCAGACGGTTCAGCAGATGCTGGACGAGCTATGTTCTTAAAATATACTGGAACTTTAGACTCAACCTGTACCATTACGATTGGGCCTAATACAGTTTCAAAAGTATGGATTATAGAAAATGCCACCAGCGGATCTCAAAGTATTATTATTAAACAAGGTTCAGGAGCTACAGTTACCATTCCAACTGGAATGACATCTGTAGTTTATTCTGACGGAGCAGGTTCAGGCGGAGCTATGATTGACGCTTTAACAGATTTAAATGTTGCATCTTCACTTAGTATAGGTGGTTCAGGTGTAGCGACAACAGGTAAAGCTATAGCAATGGCTTTGGTTTTCGGGTAAAATTAGGACAATATTATGGCAAATCCAAATTTAGTAAATGTAACTTCGATATACGCTAATAGTATAAATGGAGCTTTAACAACTACAGTAACAACTGATTTATTAACTTGTGCAAGTGATAAGTTAATTAAAATTAATAGCATTATTGTTGCGAACATTGATGGCACTAACGCAGCAACCGTAACAATGGGAGTTATTAAAAGTGGTAGTTCAGTAGTTTTATTCGCTTCAACTATCTCTGTTCCAGCAGATGCTACTTTGGTTCTTATTGACAAGAACTCAGGCATCTATCTTGAAGAAGGAGATATCCTAGAGGGTGGTGCAAGTGCTAACTCAGACTTAACTTACACCATTAACTACGAAGAACTAGATGACGCTTAAGGAGTACAAATATGGCTCACTTTGCAGAACTTAACTCAAGCAACGAAGTATTACGAGTAGTAGTAATATCCAACGATGATGTAGACGCTAATGGCGGAGATCAACACGCAGATGCAGAAACATTCGTAGCATCTATCGTTCCATACTCAACAGGCGGTACAGCTTGGAAACAAACCTCATACAATGATAACTTTAGAAAACAATACGCAGGTATAGGTTATACCTATGATGCAAGTAAAGATAAATTTATATCACCAAAACCTTACCCATCTTGGTCATTAGATTCTAATGATGATTGGCAGGCACCAGTAGCTTATCCAACAGTTACAGAAATAAGCTCTAATTTTGTTTTAGTATCATGGGATGAAGATAATCAAAAATGGCTAGGAGCAACCCACACTGGTGATCCTATAGTTACAACCAATTACGAATGGGATGCTACTAATCTGCAATGGAATGAGGTCTAACCATGGCTGACCTTAATGGCGGAGTAGTAGGCGTAGATAACCCACCAGTTGAACAACCCGAAACTATAACTACATTTAACTCTAGCGGTACGCTAACTACAGCTCCTTATACAACTACACTTCAATATGTTGTTGTCGCTGGCGGTGGCGGTGGCGGTGGACAAATGGGAGGTGGAGGCGGAGCAGGTGGATATCGTTCATCAGTGCCTGGTGA